CATAAACAGAGTGACCGCCAGTCTGGTTGGCGGTAGGTTTGAACTCGCGAATGCGATACTTTACTTTTGCCATTTCTTATCCGTTTTAAAGGGTTTAACTTTAGAGGTTAGAGGTACGTCATTTTGTTGAATATGCGCTGCCAAAGGTTGCGAAGCATCAGACGCTCTTGCGCCTTGCGATAGCGTTCCTTCCATTCTTCGAGTTCCTTAATCTTTGCCGACATGCGCACAAACTCCTTTTCGATTTCCTTGCCCTTCTCGTGGCTATCCTCACGAAGTTTGTGGTAATAAGGCATGGTGCGATGCTCGTCGAGTTCTGCCTTGATGGTGCCAGGGCGATTGCTCCGAGACTCGCGCAGTTCCTCAACGAACCGCTTGCGATACTCAGGACTGCTGTCTGGATGCTCGTACATCTCCAAAACCATGTTCTCCAATCGGCTGCGCTGCTCATCCATCCTTTCGAGATAGCGGCAGGCCGACTCGTTCATCTCTTTGTAGTATTCCACGTCCGATGCCACCGCAGCCATCAGCAGTCCGTTGTCTCGTATCTCCACGTCCTGCTTGTTAGTGTAGTACATGCTTTCTACTTGGAAAGCGTTCTCGCTGTGGCCGTCCTTGAATGTGATGACCACGTAGCCGTATTCCTTGTTATGGGTTACGGATTGCGCCTCGCTTTCATTGATAAAGCGGTCGCCGTTTGCTGTCTTGATGATAATCATAACCAATAAATCAATGATGTAAGAACGGCCAGCATGATTGCACTATACAAGGCTTTCTTGTAGTTATACACTTGCTCCTTTCGGGGCTGTCCGTTCAATTTGTAGTTCATTACTACGATGCCAGCGCAAAGCGCAAGCATGATGATGTAAGCTGCTGTTTTCATTGTTTCTTATAATGTAGAAAAGTCAAAATCAAGATATTCCTCAAGATAATCATCAAGCATAAGATGTGTTGTTACAACATCTTCATGATAGCGTTTTTGGCTTCCATCCTTGAATAAAGTTGCCACGGCCGTATTTCCTCCATCCCCTTGATGAGTGAGGAACAAAGTAAAACCATTCAATTTTAACATGGCATGGTTTCCGTTGACATGGAATCCTTGCTTTTTGAGTCGTTCAATGGAGAAGCCTTCCCAGCCACAATCGGGTATATGTTTGTCACATTCACGAAGACCAAGTGGTATGAAGTGATAATTCTTGTGGCAGTCTTTGCATAATGTAATTAGATATTTATCGGGGACATCCCAGGGAGTGGGCGCATCATAATTGAAGTGATGCACTTGGAGTTGTTCGGTTGAACCGCAAAACTGGCATGTGTGCCCGTCTCTTTCAAGGATTCGTTCTCGCTTTTCCTTCCATTCGGGTCTTTCCAATAATTCTTGATACTTGCTCATAGTTCCTTTTGTTTATAAATTGTTATGCTGCTAATCTCATTTCAACCCCTGCTTTATAGCCGCCCCCTTGCCATAGGGGGCTCAAAAGGTTGGCGGTAGGTTGGAACTCGCGAATGCGATACTTTACTTTTGCCATTTTTCTTTTCTTTTTATTTGTTAGACAATATTTTTTCGTTGTTATGGGGTTACTTTACGAAAAAGAGAGGCATCCCGTCGTGGAATGTCTCTCTTTTCGTGATGTCTGATGTCTGATGTCTTATACGAATGCCAGTCGTTTGCCGAGGGCTTGGCCGATGGCGGTGAGGGTGTCGAGTCCTACCGAATAACGTCCTGCCTCGATGCGGGCTATGTGTGCCCGCTGCATCTCCACGCGGTCGGCGAGGTCTTGCTGGGTCATTCCTTTTTCCTTTCGCAGCGTGGCAATGTCATTGCCTATGCGCTGCCTCTCTTGCTCGTTCTTTATCATAGTTGCGTTGCTTTTGAATATTCTCTGTCCTTGAATAACTCTGCCAGTCCTGACAGCTGCTTGAAGCGCAGCAGTTCGTCGGCATCCATGCCTATCTCCTTCATGATCCATTGGTCGCTCATGCCTGCCTTCTTCAGTTCGCCCACGATGTTCATCATCAGTTCGATGGAGTGTGAACCACGTGCGCGGTTGTGGCGAATGGTGCTGGCCATGCGGTTGCTCACGTCCTTGTCGATGATGGAGCAGGGCAACTTGCCGCCCTCGCGCTCGTAGATGTCGCGGTGCAAGAGCATGGTGGTGTAGCGGTGGTAGCCGTCCACTATCTCGTAGCGTCCGTCGGGCTTGGCATATACCACTATCGGCATGGTGTAGCCGTCTTCCTTGATGCTCTCGTAGAGCAGTCGCATTTCGGGCGGTGCCACGTGGTTGGGGTTGTAGGCGTTGGCATCAATCAGTTCGATGGGTATTGCCTGAATGTTATAGACTGGTGATTTCATAAGTCCTTATATTTTTCTTGTATGGCCTTGCGGCGGTTCATTTCGTCCTTGGTGAGTGAGAATCCCATGTACTTGCAGAGGTGGTCGTTCTTGATGATGCAGATGCACATGCGCTTGTAGGTGGGTATTTCCTTGAAGTCGCTGATGTCGATGTCGTCGAGGTAGTCCATGCGCACGGGCTTCTTCGTGGTGCGGTAGTTCGTGCTGTCGCCCACGTCTATCTTCACGCCTGCTGCCCGCAGTTCGCTGATGGTCTCGTCACTGAGACAGCCGCCCTTCTCTCGCCAGAACTTGATACTCACGCCCAACTTATAGAGGTAGTTCTTGCGCGTCTCTTCAGGCAGGGTGTCGAGCAGAAAGTACATGTATTCCTTCCATGTGAAGTGCGCGGGCTTGGTGATGCTCTTCCACCCCATCATGGTGGTGCCTCCGTAGAGCCCCGTGAAGTTCACGCCGTTCACGCGGCCCACGAGCTTGCCCCATGTGTCAGGCTCCAGCACCTTGTAGAGCTTCAGCGCATCCTGTGCGCAGTCGTTGAATGGCGATGCCACGCGCATCTTCGACAGCGGCACGCCTGCCAGATACATCAAGTCGTAGAGCTGGTTGTAGTCGTAGCCTTCGCGGGCGTTGCACGTCCACACATCCTCCACCGTCCAGTCGAATAGCGGGTAGGCGTTCACCAGCCGGTCGGTGATGACGGTGGTGTAGCGCATCCCCTTGTACTCGTTCACGGCGATGCGTCGGTTCAGCGTGCGCCATCGGTTCAGGCTCTCCTGCGTGCGGATGCCTACAAGGAAGCAGGTGCGGCGGTCGGGGTAGAGGTGCTTGCCAAACTCCACGTTGAAGGTGTAGTCGTCTATCTCGTAGTCGAAATGCCAGGGGAAGTTCTGCTCGTTGATGACGTGCTCGGTGGGCATCTCACGGCACCATATCGCACGCTGGTCGCGGTGCCACGGTTGCCAATAAGCCTGAAACATCGACGTGGAGCACTGTGCCTTGATGGGAAGACAGACGCGGTAGCCACGCACACCCAACGGCAGCGATGCAAACACACGGTCAACGTATTCGGTGGTCTTGGTGTATTGCGCTTCGTAGTCCATGTGATAGACGGAGAGCCGCTGGAGGTTGCCCGTGCGCTCAGCGTATGCCATCGTCTCTGCCAGCAGTACCCCGCTGTCCTTGCCGCCTGAGAACGACACCACCACCTCGTCGAACTCGGCGAAGATGCGCTCCAGTCGCTTGTGCAATGCTTCTCTTACGTTCATAGTGCTTTCCTCAGTTCCTCTTTGGTTACTTTCTTCAGATATTCGCTCATGCTCACTTTCTTCTTGATGTTCTCCGCCATCATGTGCTCCAGCCCCACGTTGCCCGTCAGTTCGTAGTAGTGGCAGTCATGCTCCTGCCCGGTGCGGTAGGTTCTGCGACTGGCTTGCAACAGCAGGGCATAGTCCCAAACGCGGTCAAAGAATATCGTGTGGCGGTATGCCTGTAGGTTCAGTCCTAACGACTCCTTCTGCATCGACAGCACCGTGACCTTCGGCCAACGCTTGCGGCATTCCTCTTGCGCCACGATGAAGCGGCAGAAGATGATCGTCTCGTCTTGCGGCAGGGCTTGGGGCAGTCTGCTGACGGCATCCATCTTGCCCTCGTCGATGGTGTACGCCACTTGCATCTCGGTGGTCATGGCGAGGAAGATGTTGTTGTTCTTCCACTCCAGCGTCTCGTCGCTCAGGTAGTCTTCCTTGATGTCGTTGTACCGCTGGCGGCTCTCGTCGGTGATGCAGTAGGGGACGTTGTGCCACTTCTGGGTGATGTTCAGCCGCAGGTCGCACTCATAGACGTAGTGACGAATCAGCGAGTGCAGATAGTCCACATTCTCCATGCCGGTGACGTACTCCTTCGTGTACGACCTCATGCCGATGCGCTTGGTCACTCGCGTCCACTTGGTGAAGGTGTTCTTGTACTCAGTCAAGCTCATGCCGAGTATCTTCGGCGACAGGAACTCCATCTGCGGCCACATGTCGAGCAGGTTGCGCGAGACGGGTGTGCCGTTCAGCACCAACTTCCACTCTGCCCGCTTGCCCACTTCCAGGATGCGCCGTGTGCGCTTGGCTTCGGCATTCTTCACCTTCAGGCTCTCGTCAACGATGACCATTGGCACCCGTGCCGACTCCACACCATTGAGCAGTTCCATGTAGATGCGGTCACTGCCGCTGAGCGATTCCACACCGTAGTAGTGAGCCGTCATCGTGAACCCTCCCCACTTCTCAGCCTCCTGCCTGATAGCGTCGAGTGTCCGCAGCGGTCCCACCCAGAACACGTCGGAGGCTGGTGTCGAGTTGGCGAGCGTGAGAGCTGCCCGCGTCTTGCCCGTCCCCGGCTCCATGAAGAGCGCACCCACGCGCCACTCGTTCAAGTGCTCGATGGCTGCCTGTTGCTGTTGTGTGAGGGTGTTCATCGGTTGTTATTTAATGGGTTCTACGCTTACGTTGCGGTTGGCGAGGTAGCGGCGCAAGTCAAGCTGTCCGCAGATAGGAGCACCATAGAACTCGTCAATCTTGTGGGTTGACTTGTGTTCGATGATACGTCCGTCCTCGTCCTTAATGTCCTCCTTCAATGGTTCTGTGAACACCCGCATGATTGGAGTCCATTGCATCACGTTCCACACGATATTCTTCTCATACGTCCAGATGGTGATTTCATCCTCGCGGGGATTGCACTTTATCAGTCCAGCGTCTATCATTTCTTGGTCGCTGGCGATGATGACATTCTCGTTTACCTTCTTCATGATTGCTTATCTTTTCAGTTCGTTAATAACATTTGATTCCTTTGCCTCTATCTTCTCAGGCGTGTGCCGCTCGATGGTGATTGTTTCCCATGCCTCCACGTCGGTCACCTTTGCGATTTCCTCATACTTGAAGTCGGGAATTTGTACCGTTCCATGAGTGGTTGTACCGTTCAACAACCGCTTGCCAGTGATGCGCAGGTGGCGGCAAAGTTTGACGGGCACCCAGAACTCCTGCCTGTTAATCTCGAAGAGATAGGCGCGGCCTGTATTGGCCAGCAGCCTATCAAAGCGGATTTCTTTCGTTGCCATCATTATGCCTCCTCCTCTTCGTCTTCGTCAGTCTCACCGTTGATGGCGCGGTCAATACGCTTCAGTACCCACTCACGAACCTCTTGCTCCTGGCTCTTGATCCAGTTCCAAGGTTGTGAAGGACACTCAATGCGAACCGATACCTTAAACTCTCCGGTCTCGTCCTGCCAAATAAAAGTCTTGGTGCTCATCTTCTTCGTGTTGTACCCTTCATCGTTAAGGTAGATGCGCTTCATATCGCCCTTCTCCCATACCTTAGCGTTTAACTTCTCGGCCAACTCGTAGATGTTTGTTGTTGTCGTTGTCATGATTCTGAGCCGCTGTTACCCGTTGCCGCCGGTGTTCTAATTGTTATTTGTTTAAGTTTTACGATGCAAAGATAAGCATTTTCCGTGAATGTACCAAATAAAACACAAAGAAATGTGTTTTATTTGGTACTTTTTAACATTTCAAGCCATATAAATTCGTTCAATTCGTGTAATTCGTGTTCAAAAACAAGAGAGCCGACACCCGTCAGCCCTCTTACATCTTACATCTTACATCTTACATCTTACATCTTACATCCCGAAGGTCATCCCTCCAGCTCCCCGCCAGTCGTGTTGCCGCCGCCGCCCGTCT